TGTAGATATACCTCAACCTTGCGCTCATCCTCTGCGCCCCCGAACTGTTCCGCCAGAAGGTCAATGCCATTGTTCACCATGTCTGGCAATATTTCACGGAACTTATCACGCTTCTCGACAGGCTCACCTGCTGGGGCATCGTGGAAGTCGTAACTCATCAGCGCCTGCTGGGTTGCTTCGTCAATATCAAAGCCTGCTGTCAGCACTGCTTGAATGGCGTTGTGTGAGGCAGTTCCGACTGCGGCATTGTAGCCAACTTTAATTTCACGTCTGCGCTCTTTGGATAAATAGATATATTCAAACAGCCAGTTCGCATCAGGCTTGCCTAATTGCGATGGGCTGTGATGTGATATGGTATCATTTAATTTCATAACGTATATTTTAACTTTTTTGTTTACAGTTTCCTACCTATACTTTAGTAGTGGTTATAAATACATATGTCAACACAGAAAGCAGAGGTTATATATGAAACTCGCAGAATACATGGTCAGCAAGGGTTTGCGCCAGTCTGACTTAGCAAAGACGTTGGGGGTTAGTCAGGTGACAATCCACAACTGGATATATCACAAGCGGCCACCATCAGGTCAGCACATGATGGACATTTTTAAGATGTCTGGCGGCAGAATAAATCTAAGGGATTGGGCGGAGTCGTTTGATGAAAAAGGCAGGTAGGTATAAGCGTGGTTCGCTGGATGGTTTGACTGAAAAGCAGATTCAGATGATACACAAGCAACAGGCTAGGGCTTGGTCTGAAACATTGCCTGACGATGCCTTTGCTGATGACGTGGTTGATGAGCCTACATATGGCAGGGTCAATCTTCGGGCAACTGATGTAAAAGGTGGGGGCAGTAGTCTTGAGTAGGCAGAAGGACGACTTCTACCCAACGCCAGAGCATGTCACAAGGCGGCTGTTTGATGTTGAGGTGTTTGACGGCTCTGTGTGGGAACCTGCCTGCGGCAATGGTGCTATTAGCACGGTTGCTGAGGATTATGGCTACGACACAGTATCGACAGACCTCAATGATTGGGGCTATGGCAGTAATGGCATCGACTACCTGATGGAAACAAAGCCTCTGGCTGACAACATAGTCACTAATCCGCCTTACATACTGGCTCAGGACTTCATACAACACGCCATCGACTTGGGCATTAAGAAGCACTGCTGGTTCTTACGGCTGGCGTTCTTGGCAGGGGCAAAGCGGTTCAACAGCTTATATGCACCGAACCCACCTGCTAGGGTGTACGTTGTCAGCAAGCGCCCGACACTGTGGCGAGGCGATGAAGAGCCGACAGGCTCAGGCACAACTGACTATGCTTGGTTTGTGTGGTGCGATAAACATAAGGGCGAAACAGAACTGGATTGGATATAATGGCGAATCGGCAGAAGGAAAAAGGTTCTCGCTTTGAGCGTGAGATTGTTGAAATGGCTAGGCTGAGGGATTTGGAAGCGCACAGGGTGCCGCTATCGGGTTCAGCCGCAGGCTTCAAGGGCGATGTTCACATCAAGAAGGGCAGGGAAGTCTGGGTCATCGAGGCCAAGAAGAGGGCTGATGGGTTCAAGTTCCTGTACCAGCACCTCGATGGGGCTGATGTTCTGGTAGTGGGCGCTGATAGGAAACAAGCGCTAGCTGTGCTGGACTTGGGTGACTATCTGGACTTGCTGGCAGGTAAGCTATGATGTTGAGGCATGTTGATTTGTGTAGTGGCATTGGCGGCTTCGCATTGGGGCTAGAGTGGTCAGGTTTATCCAAGCCTGTACTGCTCTGCGATAACGATGCGTGGTGTCAGAAAATACTAGCGAAACATTGGCCGCATGTGCCGATAGCCGATGATGTAAAGGATATAGCTAATGAACCAAGACGATTTATTTCAGAACCAATCGGAATCCTCACGGCTGGCTATCCATGCCAGCCCTTCTCAGTCGCAGGGAAAAGGCAAGGCGAAAAAGACCCTCGCCACATCTTCCCAGCAATACTTGAAATTGTTGCACAAACAAGACCCACTTTTACAGTTTTCGAAAATGTTTATGGACACCTCTCTATGGGCTTGGACAAGGTACTCAATGGAATGGAAAGTGAAGGCTACGCCATCAAACCGTTTGTTGTGCCAGCTTGTGGTGTCGGAGCCTTGCACAGAAGAAACAGGCTCTGGCTTATCGGGAAAAATGTTGCCGACACCAACCACTCAGGAAGTGGAACACCCGAACATCAAGCTGACAAAGACTGGCCGCAGGATGTCAAAGGATGGGAAGAGCAGTCACAGTTTGAATTTGGCGGACACAGTGAAGATGTGGCCAACGCCAACAGCTTCACAGAGGGGAAGCAGAGCGACAGATTTGATAGAGGGAAACACGACAGTAAGACGGAGGGGCAGTGGGCAGAAGAGAGGCATAGACTTACAGACCGTTGTTGGTTCTGGTCAACTGAACCCTCAATTTGTCGAGTGGCTCATGGGATACCCCGAAGGCTGGACAGACTTAGAGGATTAGGCAACGCCATCGTACCTCAAATTGCTATGAATATTGGGATTGCGCTAAAAAGAACGCTGGAAAAGTCAACATGAAGTTCAACAGCGACTTCGCTTTTGATTTGCAAATGGGTCAGGACGAGGAAATCTGGCTGGCTGATTTGCTGAGGGGTAAGACTGTTGAGGTCAAGCGTGACTACATTGCGGCCAGAACTGGCAACTTGTTTGTGGAGTTCTCAAGCAGGGGGAAGGCATCAGGGCTTGCCACTACGAGGGCAGACTTCTGGGCGTTTATTCTGGACGGTGAGAGGGTGATTATTGTGCCTACGCAATTCTTGCAACTACGAGCGAGGCAGGCATACAAGGAAGGCCGCACGGTGAGGGGCGGTGATAGCAACACCAGCGAGGGAGTGCTGGTAAGGGTAGAGGAGCTAGTGTCAAATGATTGACAAGAATTTTATGGGTAGGTTTGGTATGATGCTTTTTTTAGCTATGGAGAAGCAAATGGAACTAGCATTTACTGACGAAGCCCAGAACGAATTGCTGGATAAGCTGATACAGAAGCGTCTGGAATACTTCGTGGATTACGGTATTTTTGATGTTTTGACACATGATGAGATGGAAGCTGATGAGGCTGACAGCATGAGAGATTGCCTTAAAAGGGTTGGCATGTTCTTTAGCTGGGTCAATGACGAGGAAAATGATAGTTGGCATCACTTTCTGAAAAGGAGTTGAAGATGGGCGCAAAGGCAGTTGGAATGGCGCTTGAAGTGCCAGTAGGCGACCCATTGGCCAAGTTGATACTGATTGCTGTGGCTGACCACTGGAACCAGTCTACTGGCGATGCTTGGCCTTCTGTTGATAGGCTGGTTACATTGACTGAATCTAGCCGCAGTACAGTTCTGAGAAAACTCAAACTGCTTGAGGACAAGGGGCTTATCCAGAGAACAAAGAGGTATAATAAGACCGACCTATATCAGCTAACATTTTTAGTGGGTGTCACACAGACACGTGTCACAGAGACACCTCTAGAGGTGTCAGAGAGACACACTAACTCTTATAGAACCCTTAAAGATATAAATATAAAAACAAGCAAAAAACAAAAGACGCTGTTTTGTGAGTGGCAACCTACAGATGCCGAAAGAGAGAAGTTGGTCACTTACTGCAACAGTCATGGGCATGAACTGGACGACATTCTGGAAGATATGCGGCTGTGGGATGATGCTAATGGCAATCAGGCTAAATACGCTTGTCACAGCTCTGCGGTGATGAGATGGTGCAGGACTACCAGAAATGGCAAGAAGGCTACTCAGGGGCGCTTAAAACGCCAGCAATCGGTATCTGAGGGTAAGAGGGAGCTGTCTGATAAGCAGATTGCGTATGCTGAGACGGTTGCAAAGCGGATTGAGAAGGAACTGGGGCATCAGGGTTATGTGTTCCAGCTAGTGTATCCTGACATTATCGCATTTATGGAAAGTGCTGGGCGCTATGAGGATTGGGATGCGCTGGGCAATGGCTTGCCTAACCCGAAGGAAAAGGGCTGGATGTAAAGAAAAGGGCGGCTGGTGCCGCCCTGTCTGGTGAGGTTAATCGCAGTGGTGAGAGCGAGTGACTTTGGCTTGCCAAGTGCCGTCAGCTTCGCAGTAGCTGACCAGTGAGGCAGAGGTGCCGTAGCCAATGCGTGGCCATTGCTGTAGCAGGTTTTCCTTCTCAGCCTCGACAGCTTCACGGCTGTCGGCAGAGATGAAGTAGGTCTTGAGGTAGCGAGTATCGCTGACGGTGACTGATGTTTTACGCATTGTTTCCTCCTATGCGTTGTTGATATGATATAACTAGTAGGTAAGTAATAAACATATGTCAAACATTTTTATTGAACTGCTTAACTTTATAGGGTAACAGTAGGTTATGGTTAGACAAGGTAATTACAAACGTAAATGGACACCAGAACTGGTTGACGAGTATCTCAGGCGCATATCCATCGAGGGCATGAGCGCTCGTCAGGTGGGCAAGATGCCTGACATGCCTTCTTACGAGAGCTTCCATGTGCTAAAGAGCCGTGACGCTGAGATTGACAGACGTTACCATGAGGCGATGGAGTCAAGAGCTACTGCTATTGACGATGAGATAGACGACATCATCAAGCAGGTGGCGACTGGTGAGCTGGATTACAATGCTGGGCGCTTGGCTGTGGACACGATGAAGTGGCGGATGACGAAGCTGTATCCTCGCTTTTACGGAGACAACCAGAGGGTTGAGGTGGAGCATAAGACAAACTTCGTGGACGAGCTGAAGAAGGTAGCCGCTAAGGTGGAACAGCAGAAGCTGGTTGAAGCGCAGGTTATAGAGGGTGAGGTAGTTGAGGGTGACGATGGTGACAAAACCTCA